ACAACGTCGTGCTGGTCCTTACCATATATTCCATGCTATTCATGGTATTGCTTCTCATGAAAAAGATCCTATGGCTTTTATAAGCTCTATCTTTACTTTTAATCCTCCGTTACTTGCTGGTGCTCAATTAATTATGAATCGTAAGATTTATAATGGTCAACCAATATATCATCCAGAAGACTCTGGAAAGAAAATAGCTTATGATATAGCTAAGTATGTAATTACTCAGTTACCTATGGCATCCCAAGCAGAGAAGGCTCAGAAAGAAGAAGATGAAGGCTTTAAGAACTGGCAAATGCGTCAGTTAGATATTGAGTCTCCTACTGCTGAGACTGTTATTAAACGTGAGAAACAAAAGAACATACGTGAGAAGGCTGGTGCTAGACGTACTGGTAAGTGGGAGGCTGGTCTATAATGGCTATTCAACTACCACCGATTCCGAACAATCCAATTACCGATACTCATGTATGGCGTGATTGGTTCTTTAAAGTATCTCAGATCCTAGTACAGGGTGCACAGATTGCTTGGACTAGTCTTAACTTTACAGGTTCTAACTTACGTGATATTCAGACTAGACAGCACAATGCACTGCAGGATTTACAGGGTGGTGATGGTGCTACTCAGTACTACCACCTTACACAGGCTCAGTACAATAGTTTAACACCTGACTATACCTATGGTGCTTATCAAAACAATGCTGACCAGAATCTAGTTACTGCTGATACTCCCACTGTCGTAGTATTTAATACTATGGACTATCAAAACAATATGTCTTTGGCTAGTAATAGAGTTACTATTGCTACTACTGGTATATATAATGTACAGTTCAGTTTACAGTTAGCTAATACGGATTCAGCTGAACATGCTGCAGTTATATGGATTCGTAGGAATGGTACTGATGTTCCTGGTACAGCTAGTAAGTTTGATGTACCTAAAAAGCATGGTTCTAGTGATGGATATTTAATTGCTGCTGTTAACTTTTATGTTGATGTTACTGCTGGGCAGTACATAGAATTAGTTATAGCATGTACTGGAATTGAAACAGGGGCAAGTAATGGTATCTATATTGAGGCTTATGCTGCTCAAACAGTCCCTTATGCACGTCCAAGTATCCCTAGTTCTGTTATAACCTTAACTCAAGTGGCTTAATCATGGATTTTTCTCAGTTATATGACCTAGCTCGTAACTTTGGATCAGGTACTCCTACTCCTCAGAACTATACCCCAGCTCCTAGTCAATCTACAGGATCTATGACAAGGGTTCCTACTTTTTCTGATACTTTTAATTCTAAAAGTCTTAACTCTTTTGGTAATTATGTTCAAAATAATGCTAATACTTACTTAGATAAACTAGGTACTAGGGAAGGTATTCAAGAGGAAGCTCTTGGTGGGCATGGTTTAAGTGGTGTTGGTGGTCTAGCAGGGACCTTTATAGGTAAGGGTGCTAAGTACTATGACCAATCTTTAGAAAGACTAGCTTCTGAGATGCATGCTAAAGGAGCTACTCCAGAGGAGATTTGGAAAGAGACTGGCGTTCGTCGTTGGAACAGTGGTGCTCGTCAAGAGATACCTGATAATACTGCTTCATATAATATTAAAGGTTTTGATGATCCAAATTTAAATCATTATTTAAAAACTAAAGATGGTTATAAGTTTGTTAGTTATGATGAAGCTAAAGATTTATATACAAAAGGATTAGGTAAACAATTAACTTCACAAATAACTTTAAACAAACTATTAGATCATCCAGAATTATTTAAAAACTATCCTCAATTAGAAAAAACAAGGGTTACTATAGATCCTAATTTTAAACGAGGAGAGGCTTTATTTAATCCTAGAGTAGATATGATTACTATATCTGATGAAGATTTTTGGCATAGTGATCTTTCACCTTTGTTACATGAAATACAACATAATGTTCAGAAGATAGAAAATTGGCAATCAGGTGGAAGTCCTGAACAATTTAGTGTTGCAGATACTTTAATTCCTCATTGGAATCCTAAAACAAAAAAACTTAAAACTTATAATAAGTTTGAACAATATCAACTTCTTCCTGGGGAAGTGGAAGCTAGGATGACAGAAAAAAGACATAAACTGTCTGAGCTTGAACGACTTATGAAAATGCCTGTGTCTGATGATGTTTCTATGAAAGATATGCTAATCCATTTAAGAAACTATGGAAGAAATAAGTAGAATCATGATTATACTGATTACAGAAATGTAATCTTATGGTATAATATATGTACAGTACAAAATCGTACTGCATATCTAGGAGATCTACCATGTGGACATCACCAGCAGCTACAGAAATGCGCTTTGGTTTCGAAGTAACAATGTACGTAATGAACAAGTAAGTTCTTAGGCGGTTAAGCCGACACTAGAGGATGTAGTAAGTAACGAATTTTTCGGCTTTCTGCGTTACATGTAACAACTACCGAATCTACGCCACCCTATTTATATAAAATAACACTCAAATCGTCAGCAAGGCTATTTCTAGGGGCTATGGCTGATTTTAGGGTAAAAGAAAGGGCACTATATTAAGTGCCCTTTTTTATTGCGTTGTAGCTACATTGTGTAAGACACTTTTCAGTTAGCTACTGCTAATTTTGCTTTCTTAGGGTTAAGATGCAACTCTACCTCTTCCCACTTAAGAAATACATTAACTTCTTGCTCTGGTTGTTGTTGACCAAAGATATATTTTGTAGATGCTACAATAAAACCATTCTCTGCTTTGTTAATTTGTACTTGATTGTAATCCATACTAACTCCAATTTGTTGTAATTAAAATTCTAACTATTAATAAATCTAGTACGACGTAGGAAAACTCTTCATCCATTTCTAAATCCTTCCCAGAAACAAATTCAATTCCTAACATCATACCTGAAATGAAACTAAGTGTAAAGTGCATTAGATTCCTACCACTTCGCACACACCAGCTGTGCAACTTAATTCTTGTGTTCCTGTAGTAGTATCTTCTTCTTCTTTAAACTTAGACCAATCAACAACAGGGAATGCATTACTAAACTCTGTAAAGAACTCTTCTGTTACTTCTTGGTATGGTGCTTGTTTATAAACGTGATCTGAGTGTGGTAAGAGAGACACACCTGAAACATCACTGAAGTTATTATAGATCCAAGCACCTACGTCTAAGAACTCGTTATCTTTATAGTAAACAGTGATTGACGGATTATGTTCTGTCCAATGCTTCTGATATACACTATAAAGTTCTAACTGTTCTAAGGCGTTTGTTTCGTTGCGGGTGATACCTGATTTGCTACCCTGTTGCGGGAAACTGAAGATCGTGATATCGCTCGGTTTAGTGACGTCTGGCTCATTCGGTATGCCTGCTTCCTTAAAGAACGCTGTAAGCGGATCCTTGTTATCCATTCGTACAGTTCTAATGTAATGCTTGCTGTAAGCAGGATGAATGCCACTACTGCAACCAACCAACTGACTAACAGTTCCTGAAGGCTTAACAGTAGTGATAGCGACAGACTCAGGTATGCCGAGTATACCAGCCCACTCTTTATTGACTGCAATTGCATGTTCACGTAACTCCTTTAACCAACTAATACATTCTTGAGTAGGTTTACTTAGTATAGCATGATCCATAATACCTGTCATACTTACACCTAGTAGACGTTCCTCTTCTTGATTCTTTTTCCACTCAGACCTTAAGTATCTAAAGTTTGTAAGGGTGGATTGAAATGTCCCGACAATTGTTGCGACTTCGATTTTCTCTTTAAGGTCAGCAAGGGTGTCGTTCTCCCTGATGACGACTTCACTGAGATTACAAACTCCTTTAGATCGCAGGATAATTTCTCCGCAAGGATTTGTACCGTAGTCATAGCCATCAACATCTCGTCTTCCGTTAGAGGCTGCTTTCTTTGTAGCTGCAACTCTATTGAATAATCCTCGTTCACCGCTCTTCGACTCATACAAAGTACCCCACTCTTTTAAGAAGATACCTACATCAGGTTTCTCCGTGTATGCTACTGAGTTATTGGCAAGAGCACGTTGTACATTGTCTTCCCACCAAGCACCGTTCTTAGCATTACGCATACGATCATCTGTTAGATTAGATAGACTGATGAGCGCACTACGACGAACACCACCAACAATAACAATATCAGCAACCTTGCATACCAAGTCATGGCATTCCAATGAATTTAGTTTTCGTCCTGCGGCTCGTTTAAAAGTATGAACCGTAAATGCGAATAAGTCTTCAAGAGGTTTTGGGCCGCTTGCTCTACCACCAAAAGTCCTGAGTCTAGCTCCTGCAGGTCTAATTCCTGAGGTATCCCATTTTGGCATTCTTCCAGAATATAGGAGGCTAATGAGTTCCCTATAAGCAGATGCCCAACCAATTCGTGAATCCTTAACTCTAATGGATGTGTCCGTTTCATGGAACTCCTCAGCTACAACTGGTAGGTTGTTAGTAAACTGTCGTTCTACAGAAAAACCTACACCAGTACCGCACATTAATATATACATTACTTCATCAAAAGCCTTAGGGCTATCTATTGCTACAAAGCTACAATTGTAACCAGCAATTTCATCACGATCTAAGGCAGGACCTGCTGTCATTAGACAGCGCATACTAGGCATTACTTTTAATTCACGTATTGCTTTATTTACTTTCTCTTCAGGAAATACATCAAAACGTTTCTTAAAGAATCCTGTGTATCTACTTACTGTTTCCTCCCAAGTCTCTCGTCGGCTCTCGTCAGGGACCCATCGAGCATACCGACTTGCATGGATAAACTTTTGGTAGTCAGTTAATGCCATTAATATGTTTCCTCATAGTCAGATAATTCATTGTTAAAGTATTCGTACTTGTCTTCAATACGGTCTAGGAAAGCCTCTACTAAATCTTCTGAGGTGATATTCAGAATTTCTAGTAGAGTAATTTCATCATACTGTGCGGCAAGACGTCTTGTAATTTCCAACAGAGTTAATGTCATTTTGCTTTCTTTTTAAAGTTATTACCTAATATTATACTATACATATTCTTCGTTGTCAAACGAATCTTTGTATTTATCTTCAAGGTCTATTAATAAATCTATAAAGTGTTTAGCTTTTTCTAGATCTTGAACACCACCTTTAAGTCGCCACCTACATAAGTATTTAATTGCAGTAGCTTCTAAGTATGGTATATTATTTACATAACAGAACTCAACAGGTTGGATAGCGAACTCTTTGTAATGGTTGCCACCAACTTGTGAAGAGAGTGATGATAGTAGTTCCTCTGATTTAACCATACGTCGCCTTTAAATAATTAATTGATACTGCCATCTCATCGAAAGCACCATCGTTCACTTCGTGAAGCATGTAGAACCCACGCCAATGTTCATTGCCTTGTGGACCAAGATAGTCCTCATTGTGCTCGTAACACGAGCCTGCAATAATCGCTGTCATTTCTTTACCATCAGCCCTACGGGCGTAAGCAATCTGTCGTCCTTGTTGGTGACCTGCAAAGCAGGACATATGTTTCTTAGTCACTAGCATTTGAGCACTGGTTACTGGTCGTCCCATAACACCAGAAGTAAAGTAATGAGAATAAGCAATACCGCCAATTACCACCACCTCAAGAAACGGATACACTTCCCAACCGTAATCTTCATACTTAAGATCACTAGTAGAAATGAGACCTTCAAGTTTTCTATCATACTCTACCGCCCTATCAATCCTATGTTCATGATTACCTAAAGTAAGAACTAGACGAGGATTCCAACGTTTGTCTTTGTTACGAATCAATCGTTCCTGTTCTTCTACTATAGGACCCATTAAAGCTTCCATACCTTGACGAGCAGCCTTGATGTCTGCCTTGTAAGTACGTCCTTCAAAGGACTTCTTACCAATGTCATAGCTAGATAGTGACGGCATATCTGCGAAGTCACCAATACAAACTATAACATCGGGCTTCTTCTCAGAAGCGTATTGACCAATCCATTTAAGATACTCAATGGACTGGCCTGGCTTCACCTGGCAATCAGGGATTACTAAATGTTTCATCGGAATTTCTCCCTCTCATCGAGCATTGAATTAGCAATTGCATAAGACAACATAGCTAGTGTATCAGGTTCTATTTCTTTTTTAGGATCATGAGGAACATTTCTAATTAAAGCATTAAGAGATTCTAATGCAAAGTAGTCCCTAAGATTCATACCTGTCCACATGCGCTTGTCTTTATCTACACAAGGGAAAGCAGGGGAGTTACCCCTTGGTGCTGTTTTCACATCACTCATTGTACTTGACCTCCTTGCTCTTGGAATAAGTTTAACTCTTGTTGTGCTTCATTAGCAGCAATAACAAAGATACCTTTACGAACTAATTCTTTAATACTAAAGTCCATAAGGAATGAAGCCTCATCTGGATCTACATGAAAGTCAAAGTCCAGAGACCCATCTTTATTTTGCGTACAGTTTGATATAATCATTTAACCAGTCCTTTCTGAAGTCTAGCCATTGGAAACCGTTGGCTTCCGCCCACATCCAATAGGTAGTCTTGCTTCGCTTGTTTATCTTATTGTCAGGGTTCATGAATAAAAAGATTACTGTTGTTTCTGGATTGCATTCTTTAAACCATAACATCTTTTGACGAGTATCTAAATCTAACTTACCTTTAGCTTCTAGATAAATGCTTTTACGTCCAGTCTTAAAGTCAGGAATATAGACCCTATCCTTAGCAGGCTGTACATATTTGAACTTATCAGGTTCATACTTCGTCGAAGGGAACTTCTCCTTCAAAGTCTTCCAAACCTGTTCCTCCAGTTTGCTCTTGAATGTTGGCATTAAATTTTATACTCCAGTCTTCATCTTCATTACGACGGATCCAGAGGACTCGCCCATTCATAAGGAATTCTTCATCGTTACCGTAAGCATTACGAACTGCTTTGAACATTTGATATTCGCTATCACAACCTTCAAGAATACGCTCTGCTTTCTTAGGACCAATTCCAGGGATACCTTTGATGTTATCGCTACGATCCCCTTGTAAACACTGCATATAGAAATGCTTTAGTCCGCCCATGTAAGTTACTGTTTGAAACTCATCCTTAACAAAGTTATAGTGTTGACCTGGAATCATTAGGAGATCTTTATCTATAGTACAGATAATAGTTTTCTCTGTTTGATTAATGCCCATAGCATCGTCTGCTTCTTGACCTTCGCAGACTTCTGCATTAAACTCTTTAACTAGGTAGTCTCGTATAGCTTGTAGCCAATAGGGTTTCTCTGTTGGTCTATGAGCTTTATACTCAGGATAGATAGTCTTACGAAAGTTATTAGAGCCTGTTAGGTAAACCTTGTATTCATCTGAGTCTGTATAGAAAGTGATCTTGTCAATTAAGTCATCTACTTTACTAAATACATAGTCATCTGAATCGTCGTCTTCACATGTACAAGCAACTCTGTAAGCTACTATGTCTCCATCAATTAATGCTGTCGTCATGATAATCCTTTGGGGCCTAAGCCCCGTTTGTTAGTATGGAATATCATCCTGAATGTCAGTAATCTCTGGACCTGCCACAGCTTCTTCTTTACTGAAGACGTATGTTTCAAAGTCTTTGGCTAACTTGATAACATCAGCACTATTAAGACTAGACTTAGCACCCACGGAAAGAGCACCAATAGCAGCACTAATGCTACTTTGTCGAACAATGTATACCTGACGGGCTGCTCGTTCTTCTTTGGTTTCGTAGTTACTGCCAGATACTTTACCTCCTGTTGATGGTACACTGGATGTTGCTGCTGCCGCTGGAGCAGAGCCTTGACCAGAACCGATGTTAGTCCATTGCCAATAGCCATTGTCATCTTTAGTAGTGACTACGTCTACGACATCACCTTTGGTTAGATTCTTAATGTGATTGAACACACTTGGATTACTAAACGACATTAGCTTTTTGGTAGCTACTTGTCCGTTATCACCCTTGTATGTTATCTCGATACTCTGATAGCTACGACCATTCTTAGCTGCGTGAGTATTTGGTGCACCTACATCTATAATATTAACTTGCATTTATTACCTCCAAATTGCCCCAGTTAGGACCGACTTGACACTCGACCCGCATTGGGAGATTAAATTTAACTCCGAATAACTTCTCAAAGTTCTTTGGTACATCTGTAAAACATTTATCAACTAAATTTACTATACTAATATTATCGCATATCTTGTCATCTACGTCAAGGATTATCGAGTCATGTACAGTATTAATTAGTCTTACGCCTTCCACTCCTCTAAGTCTGTTTGCCAAGCTAACTCGTGCGATGGACATGAGGTCCGCTCCAAGCCCTTGTACAGGGTAGTTGAGGATCTTTGTTCTAGGCCACTTGACTTTTCCATAGGAGACTTCTGGTTCGTAGTTGTAGACACGGCCTGTAGGCATAGTAAGTTTTCTATCTCTCTTAGCTTTGTCGACAATGTCTGTATGCCACTTACCAAGCCCAGCGTATTTACGATAGAACTCTCCAATGACTCCTTCCCAGAACTGTTCTCCGCCAATGTCTTTAAAGTTAGGATCATTAGCATAAGAGTATGCAGATCCTCCGTAGATAAGACGGAATACGAACGTTTTAGCAATGAGTCTACTTGGTAGATTAAACCGCTCTTGGTTGTCTGTGTGCTGGTCAACATTGTTCCATATCTCCTTAATAGCTGTCTGGTCTTGGCTTAGATAAGCAGCGCATATCCACTCAAGAGCCTTTGCATCTGCTTGAACTAACATCTAGTATAAGTCCTCCCATTGTCGTTCAATGTAGACATCTTTCTCATATGAGTCAAGTAAATCTAGTGTTGAATAGTTCTTTGATTTCACCGTCAAAGTTTTGTAAGTTTGGTCTGCTACTAGAGAGACGTCCTGTTCTAGCAACACATTGGTTAAGTTGTCCATGTAATTTCCCTTCACTCCATTTCATTTCCTTCCTTAGTTTGACAAGTCCTTCATAGTAAGTCGATAGACGCTTCTCTAGAGTTGCTCTACGTAATAGTAACTCGACTAACTCCTTAGCGTTCTTACTTCCTTTGAGTGACTTAAGTGTTGCTTCATCTGTACTGAAGAACCCATCCTTGGCTAGCTCAGATCCACGCAATGGATTGATTAGCTTAGGAAAAGTAATAGGGTATTCTACCCATCTTTCTTTTGGTTCACCAGCCCTAGTACCCGT